AAGTTCGGCCAAAGCTCCCTCGACATGGGTTGCCGTAAAATTATCGCCGTTATCTACTATAGGTATTAAAGTAGCATTCGACACAATATGGTCGTCTACATATTTCTTAGTGGCAACATCGTTATCTTCTGTTATTGGAGATAAATTTTTCAAATTAACTCACCTCAACCTTAACCAATAATCGTTGCAACATATTGATTTGAAGTAGGCGCAGTTGCAAAAATCAACGTAATTGTATTCAGACTTGTATATTCAACATCACACATAACCAATGCGTATGGCGACGAAGCTTCTCGAACCGATACGACACAATCTCTGCTGTTCAAATTATGTGTAATAACAATAGATGTATTTGAGCCGTTCCCAACGTTTGCAACAACCTTATTAGCAATCTGAGCAGTAACCAAAGTACCAGAAACAACTCCAAATGTACTTTGCCATTTTTCACTTGCCGTATCGTATTCAAGTACCGCATCTTTTCTGGTTGTGTTATCTAACATTAATCGTTTGACAGAAATACCACCGTTTGAATTTTCTGCACTTGTAGTAATACCATTATTTAATACTAGATTTGAATCGCCAATATTGACCGTGTTTGAATCAATTTGAGTCGTACTGCCTTCTACATATAGATTCTTTACTCTTATGTCAGCAAAATCACTATCAGCATTATTCCTAACCTGTAATTCAGCACCACTCGAATTCTTTATTTTTACACCAGATGAGCCGATTTCAAATGTTGGACTACTCGTTCCTGTGTCGGTGTTCTGAGTGTGAGTGGGTGGAGTTGACCAAGTTCCGTCATGCTGTAGGTATTGACCAGCAGAACCCTGTGCTAATGTACTTAATAATCCACCAGTTGTTGTTTTAACAATTAGACCAGAAGCGGAGCCAATTTTACCGTCATTGGTAATACTACCGTGAGTATGTGATTTGGGTGTACGTGAATCGGATAGTCTAGCATCGTTTCCCTCGCATATAGTCCCAGCGGTACTACCAAATATTGCATCAGCAGACAACTCTTGATCGTCCAGTGTCAAATTAATTGATGTGGTATCTTCAACAGTAACAGCATCGTGCGCTTTGGTTATTGCCATTCCAACAGTTTCGGATAAATTGTCATCGTCTATTGTAGATGAAGATGAATTGATTGCACTAACTATGGCTGAACCAGTCATCGTCGCCCCAAGACCGTTCATTGCAATCCAGTCTACACCATTAAAATATTTTGGTTCATCATCTACCGTATCATAATAGATTTGACCTTCCATTGGATTTGTTGGTGCAGATGCTAATTTTTGAATAACTGCGTTTTGAATTTCGTTTTTTGCTAAATTTATATTAGAAAGATATTTCATAAAAACAACTTCACCTCTCCTTTGTTTTAATTAACATAAGCCTTCCCACCAAATTCAGCAGAAAAGACTACCGTTAATTGATTTAACGAATCATAAGATATATCTCCAACAACAACAGAGTCGGAACTATCCACAACTGTTACAGACGGATGTTTATCTAGGTTATGTATAATTGTCCAGACAGAAGATGCAACTAATTGATTGTGTATATAGTTCTTATCTGAACTGAGCGAATTAACTGTTATTGTTTTGTTTTCATTATCAACATCCAATGAAACGTTATCCCCTGCAATTAATTCAACTTGACCAGTTAATTCTGTTCTATCGGCAACTATGCTATATGAAGTACCAGACATACCTTGTTTAGCAACCTCAATAATTTGTACCGATTCGTCCGTTATGTTTAAAACAGTACTAATTCCAATATCGTCAACTATAGTTACTGTTGTCGGCTGTTCAATAATATTTAATGTCGAATTAGTCATTGATAGATGTCACCTCATGACTAAAAGTTACCTTACCTTGAATTAATCTTGTTATTACATCTTCTGGACTAATTACGATTAAATCATAAACACCAACATTAGATGTAATAATCGCTGAGTCTTGAGCCGATATATTTATTTCGATTTCACCATCACCAGATATTGATATGGTGCTATCCGAATCGATTTGAGTTGAATCTAATGAAACCAAAACGGTATCATCTGGTGATTTACGAATTTGCATTTTCGCACTGTATCCAGTTGTGTCGATTGGTGTTTGATCTGGATTAGTCCAAGTCAATTTGCGATAGAACGTAGCACCACAATCTATCGTAAAATTATATGTAGCCGCCAAGCAAGGGTCACCTCACTTTCTTTACTTGTTAAAATGCCATATTCATTCGGGTTACGCAGTACTCAAACCTCTCTTTTTCAATCCTTCTTTTAATGCTTTTATATGTTGTTTATTTTGTTTGAGATCATTAATAGTTGCTTCTGTAAATTTACGTGGTTTCATATACTCTCCATCACTAGGATAATCATATCTGTAAGGATTACCGTGACCACGTTCAATTAAAATGTCAAGGGGTTTATCTGTACCTTTATGTTTTAAATTGGCAGGTGTGTCATTTGTCACTTCCATTGTTAAGTCGTCAACCATATTTTTTTGAATGTTTTCTCTATCCCCTATTCCACCAGATGAACCCCTTCTTTTATATACATTTGGTTCATAAACGGAATAGACTATATCATTGATATTTTCTATTTCTACATCTCTAATCTCTTCAAAAACTTCTTTTTGTAAAGTTTCACTTACTTTCGCTTTTAATTGCTTTTCTAAATCTGACCATTTTGAAAAAGTCAATTAATATCACCTACTTGTTTTGGATCATTCGTCTTTTTTATATTATTAATCCAGCATATCCGATACAAATTTATCTATGTCGTATGTATATCGGACACGTTTTAATTTCTGGTCAATTAAAATAGCTCCAATCTGAACAATATCGTCGTGATTGAAGCTCTTTTTATTAAGATTATTTATCATATAATCATATTTTTCTATTGAAAGAAAATATGTTCTATTAACATTACGAAAATTTAAAACAAAACCAGCTATTATACCTTCAAATTGACCAGCATAATGCAATCCTTCAATTTGATTTTTCTTAATCTGAAAACTCTGTTTTTTATCTTTGTTTTCAAATTCTTTTGACCAGTATGTAATTGATCGTTCAGTTGTTTTTAATTCAAGGCAAAACAATTTTTCCTTAAATAAAATATAATCAAATGGATTGGTAGGAGAGAAGCGTAAATTATCGCCTTGAAAAAAACTAACAGATGGGTCGTTTAGTCTTAATATAAAAACATCGGACGGGATTGATTTTTTAAAGTCCTGTTCAAATAATTTACCTGTGTTTAATTTGTTTTACTCCCTTCAAAACAAATTTAGTAGGGAAGAGGCGTTTTAGACCACTCAGACCGCTATGAACAAAAACGAACCAAATTGAATCGAACTAAATGCAAACATTGACTCATTGCTTTCATATTAAAACCGATTTGAATTTGTCTGAATTGTAGCGAAACGGGCTGACCGTAGGCGATCAAAACAAAAAGAAATGATCGTCTACGGTCGGACTATCCACATTTACCAACGCCGTTCCGAATTATTCTGATCGTCCAATATATTCTTGTTTTCTAGTATTTCTTTGGTTGTTATATAGGCTTGCTTGTAATATCTCAATATTGCACCGATGTATAGCGCAACTACCGCAACTATTGTATATGTATTTTGCACATCACTAGGCACATCAACACCAAATTCTTCAATTACAACTGGTAATATTGTTGCTACTATAGCCAGTATAGCTGTAGTGATTCCAACCGATAGCATTTTAATTAAACCACTCAATAACCGTTTGCCTTCAAATACTTCGCCCAGATTGTTTGTATTGTAATAAACACTAACTACAATATTTGCTATTACGCATAATGCAAATACACCAAACGCAACGCCGATATACGTTAGGTTGGACAATAATAATTGCCACATAATATTATTTCAATTTCCTTTCGTTATTCAATTTCTTCGTAGTAGGCTGTTACACCCATATCTTTTAATTTGCTTATTAGATTGTTAGCATTATCTTTAATTAAAAACACACCGACTTGTTGTGCGTCAACTTTAACTCTATAAGCTATAACTGTATCGGGTATTTTCTCCAAATTAAGAATTTCAACAATAGACTCAACGATTCCTTCTGCACATTTTTTGCTGAATGTATCGGTTAATATAATCGGAACGTCTGTAGTAGAATCCATAAAACCAAATTCGCCCAGAATGGCTGGCATATTCGTATATTTAACTACATAGAAATCATCTGCAATAACTGTTTGATATCTATTACCTTTTAATCCGGTTTTTTGCACCGTTTTATCATATACAAGTTTAGCCAAATCTTTTGAGGTTTGTGAACATTGTTTTGCGTGGAATACAGTAATTCCTCCACCACCGCCTCCATTAATTCCAGCATTGTGATGTATACTAATGAATAAATCTGCATTACTGTCATTCGCCTTTTTAACTCGATCTGCTAATTCAACATTTGCATTACCAGTTATATCGTCTGAACGCATAATGTTACATTGATATTTTTTCAGCATTTCTTGACCATGATTAGCCATTCTGTTATTCAGTGTCCACTCTCTTGTTTCGTTCGGATCGATAGATTTCATACAACGCTTCCCCGCTGAATTGTATCCATGTCCAGCATCAATGCATATTAGCGGTTTGTTTTTATCTTTATTTTGATTTGTATCGTCTTGAGTCGGAGGGGGTTGAACCGGATTACTACCTGACTTTTCAACCCACATATAAATAAGACTATGTACCACTCTCTCTTCTTTTATTTTAGAATTATATAAATCGGTTGAATAAACTCTGCCAGTAGGGAACATACCTTGGGTTGAACCACCCCCATCTAATGCAATTGCACTATCACATTTCAATGTATCTCTAAAATAAGTTTGTAAATCTTCAAGAGTTCTACCCACATCTGTAACGCAATAGATTACGTGAGTACCATCGGATTGAACACCCCATGCCGTTCTGGGACGCTTACCACCTAATGCAGTTGTGTCATAATATAGAAACTCTTCTTTACCATCCTTTAGTAAACAATTGCCACAAATATAGTTGTCTGCACTCGTATAGTCTCGCATTATTTCAACATTTGATTTGTTGCTATCCCAACCATATCCCCAATATTTATAAGGGTCAGCAGATAAGGTTTTACCGCTCACCTTCAAATGCATACAGGGTGTAAAGTTTCCGTTGAACAACATTCCGTTAAATAGAACTAAGTCATATTGGTTGGATAGTTCTGGATTGTTTTGTTTCAATTCATTATAAATCGATTCGATCTTTTTGCGATTTTTGTTTATGTAGATACCAATCGTTTTTGGTTTACACTTGTAGATCATAATTGAGTTGATTTAACCACCTTTATTTCATTTAATTTATTGTAAAAAATAGGAGTAAGGCAATTTTCATGTTGCCTTACTACGAAAGCGTCACTTGTATGCCTTACTCCTTATTGTTTGTTATGTTTGTGCTATGTTGGAATGATGTGTTTTATATATGTAGAATTGACTCAAACCTCGTTACTCCTTTTGATTAACCAAAGCTAGTTTTAATCACCAGAAGATGCTTTGGTAGCGTTGGCAAAATCGTATGTAGCCATACGCCACATAAGACCCATAACTCCAAGTCGTTGTGCTGCGTTCGCATCAACGGTCACGGATTGAATTGCCACTTGATCGCCAAATGAAAAGTCGAATGACCCTCCAACTCTACCCGAAGGTGCCCAAACCTGAAGGTATTCATCTTGATTATTTGACAAGTTTGTAAAGAAACCAAATAAATAAACATCACCAGCAATAGTAAAGTTGTCAGACTTATTTTCCAAAACTGTAGTTTCAGAAAACTTTGGATAATAGTCTACTATTACAACATCGCCAGCCGTAAACGCACCTGTGGGCAATGTAATTTCACCAGTTGTAGCATTATAAGTAAATTCTGTAGCGCTTGCAGTGGTAGCGTTTTGCCCATAAGCATCTCCGGGTTCGCCAGAATCATCAGCTTTATAAATCCACAATATTTCTTTACCACTCTCACCTTGCGCTAAATAGGTCAATGTAACACTAGTTGTAGCACCCGACGCAAGTGTGAACTCTTCACGGTGCAATATTAATGTGTCGTTGCTAACAGACTTGACTTCTGTACCAAGTTGAGTCGCTAAAACGCCAGTAGATATGACTCCACTTTCAAAAGTTAATGTAGCTTCTTTATTTGTGTCAAAAACTGCCAATTTAACATTGTCCTGCCCCTCGGCATATACTGCGTCCTGAGTATTTGCAAGTGAAGCACTCTTTATCTGGGTAATCGTACATTTATGTTTACCAGTTTTAGTATCACGTACTATAACTTTGTCTGCTTTTTTCAATGCATATTTCATAATATTATTATTGGCGAGGAAACCACTTCCCTTTAGGGGAGTGGAGGAATCGCCATTCTCCTTTCAGCTATTTGACCTTGCGGCCGTTCTAATATTTGCAGTTTCTTGTAACTTGCAGATGCGTGTATCTTTGTTCCGTCAAGCAATCTTAAGTCGAAGTATCCGCTTGAACGTCTTCCAAATACAAAACACTCTTTGCCATCGTACAACACTTTGTCGAATAATCTAAACCCATACACCTCGAATGGAGCCTGATTTAACTTTTTTACACCCCCTTTTAATATATTGGCTTTGTGTATCTGACGGTTGTGCCTGCGTATTTTTTTGACCGCATACCACATGTCGGATTGCTTCGCTTTTGGATGACCAGATATGCAAAGGGCATCTATACGGTGCTCTTTTGGCAATTCGTTGGTTATGCGTGTGTTCTTGGTGATGTACCCGTATGTTAGTGAGACATTCGAGTATCGCTCTTTTAGTTTATTATAGAATGCCCAACGCATAATCCCCATGAACGCAGCATCTCGAAATGATGGCTGTCGTTTTAGATTAAGCTTGAGTACGCCATCGTGGTACGCTTTGTGACACTCTTCACACAACGTTATAAGATTATTTGGTGAATCGCCACCTGTTTTACGGCTTTCAATATGATGTACATTAAGGATTTTGTTTTTACAGCCTTTCTTTCCGTGACACTGATGACCATCTCTAAACAACACATACTCCCGCACATTCCAAAATCCTAACTGCTCGCCCTGTTGGTAGTCTTTGCTCTCAATTTCAGGATTTTGAATTTTCTGTATATCGAAAGAGGCCACTTCAACTACGGTTTTACTAATCGGCAGGATTTTACGGACATTTTCAACATCCGACAAATGAGCACCAATCTTATTTTGAATACTCGGTGCAAGCCAGCCTTTGTCTTTTCCCCTGTTGTCAAATCTCGCAGGACGGTATCTTAAGCGGTTTCTGCGTGTTCTGCGATTTTGTCCCCTCGTCGATAAAAGGTCTACTATGTCATTTCTAATTTGCACCTCCGCAGAATATAATTCCTCGTCTTCTGTAGATGCGGATAAACCAATGGTCTTGCTTCCCGCATCTACACCCAATATAATTTCTTGAACGGTTTCTCCCGTCGCATAATTAAGTTGAATCGTGAATGGTGTGCACTTTACCACTTTAGCTCTACCATCACGAAGCAGTATTCTTGCTTTGCGCGGAGTGGTTGGCATTAATGGGTTTCCGCGCTTGTTTAATACGTATACTCTCAAGTTACGTCTCCTTTCAGAGTGTGAATCCATCGCCAATGTTATCGCAAGGTTTAATGCTGGTAACACTGTTCCTACCCTCAGAACTGTTTAATCACCAACCGCAGTGCTACAGACTTGGATTAATATCCGTAGGTGCCTATATATTCTTGCATAACGTAGTGTACAAAACACTTAGGCTAGTCAATCAGGCTTTTACAAGCCCCGACCCTTTAGGGTCGTGGGTTATTGACAAATGATGTCCTCCTTAGTGACATACTCCCACCACTTATAGAAGTGGGAGCTTCTCGCTCAATAGATGCAGCCATCTAAGTATCAACGAGCTATCCCCGTATGTCCTACGGTTCTTTTATACAATTCATCTCACCACCTACGCGTCGCTCAGAGGCGGGAGAATTCTTGCGGATTTAATTAAAAATAAAAACTCTAACTGAACCTTATATCCCCATAGGTAAAGCAAGGGGGGTTACGGCAGGCTATTTAATCAATTAGAGTTAATTCGTCTTTCTTGACCTTATCTGGATTTATATTACCAGAATATATTCCATACATTAAATTGTCATAATGTATTCTCTTAGTTACCAACTGTACTGATCTTAATAACTGATATATACTATATTTACCTATAGATAAATAGTTAACCGAATTACTTGTTGAACATATGAGGTCAATCGCTCCCGATATGTAATCAACACCATCATCTTTACTATTTCTATCTTTCTGTCTGCGTTTTATCTCATCTCTTGTACTTTTAAGTAACATTTGCCGTGTCATTTCATTAGCAGGATTCACCCTACCACTAGTATCAATACAATTGACCAAAGAGATAAATTCAGCAATTACACTATATGTTTCAGCCGATATTACATATATAAATTGACCGAATTCATTTTTTAAACTTAAATCTACCAGATAATATTCATCGTCTTGTTTCAAATAGATCAATTCAAAATTATGTGTACCAAGAAAAAACTGTAAGGCACTCTTAATTCCATCTAGTGGATTAAAATTTAACTGATCGTACAACTGCTTGTTGTCCAAATATGATTTTTTAGCATTTTTCCACCTGATTACGAAAACATCAAATGGAGTTTGCTCAAGATAATTTAATCCTAAATCGTCCAACTCAACCATACTTGTATAAGGATCACAAAGTAAATTGCCTACATATTCCCAATAAACTTCTTCACAATTAAATTTATCTCCAAGTGACCAGTACATTTCAACGGTTGGATGCTTAACTGTTATATCGCCAAGAACCAAATCTTTACCGCTAGATAGAAATCCCTTATTAAAATTTAGTTTAATTCTTTCTTTTTTACTCATCTGGCAACGACTCGATATGATTGAAGTTGGTTACTTTATATACACTAGTTGTTCCGAAATGGTCATCTCCTACCTTTATAAGATCGTTTGACCAAAGCTCTAAATCGCCAATGCCAAAACCTGATTTGCCATTAAAGATTTCTTCAACTTCAGCCTGTAAGTAATCTACAACACTATACCCATTGCTCATCATCTGGATATTATCATGAGCGAAAATATTAAACGCAACCACAACGTCTTTATATGTCTTATCTCTCACTTTTGGGGCATAAACATCCAAGGTTATATAAATCGGGGGTATTCCATCTATAAGTTTTGGCACTTTAAAAATAGGATAGATATTTCGCCATATTAACTCATCTGGACAAGTTGATTTTGAGCTGTCAATTGCGCCAACTATATTCTCATTGTTTATAAGTAACTGCATTATCTTTTTTTTATAGGGCATAAAGTATTTTAAATAAACTATTTAAATCACCACCCCATTAACGGTGCTATCTTCACATCGAGATAAGCACTATAAGAAGTTGTTTCCTCGCCAGCCATTCCAATTACATTGAGCCGAAATGTTTTATTTATAACCGAATCGTCACCATCCAATATATTGATTTTAATAGTATTATCAGTCTCAACCGTATTGATATAAGTTAAATAATTCGATTCAATGTTACTAATTGTCCAGCTTGGGGTTAAATTATCAACAGGGAAAACCACTGTGAAACTTTTTGCCGATCCACCCTGTTTGATTTGAGCAACTTCACCTTCAAATTCAATTAATGTTTTATTGGGTGTAACTGGCTCACTCGGAACAAAATAATCACACACTCCATTTGATTTATTATCTTTAGCATCAGCGAATTCATCTGTTTTAAGTGTAAGCGTTAAAATCCCATTACTACCATCAAAACTATCAAATACAGATTTTATTACTAAATAACAGTTTGGTGTATTAATATCGGGCAGTCTCGCATCAATCATTAACCGTTTTCCCGTAACCAAATCATTAACATAATCTGAATCAAACCTTAATTTTATTTGTGCTGTTCCGTCTACAGTTGAAATCATTTGGTTTTCATCCAACATAGATGTTTTTGATTCAAATATAGCTGGACAACTTACAATTGAACCGTTGCTTGTTTGAAATTTTAAGGTGTAGTTACATTGTTCAATTTTACCCTTAGTATATATCTGATCATCATTGTCAACTTCAATAACAAGCCAATTAGTACTATTCCAAACTATTAAATCTCCCAACATAAACGATTCGTCTGGTAACGAATTGATTTGTTTGTGTTTTAAACTATTTCTCGTACTTATACCTGACGATACAGACGATATGACTAAATTAGCCGAATTACCATTAATCGTAACAGATTGATAAGAAGGAGAATTAATTACTTTATTACTAATGTTATTTTTTAAGTAGTTTATATTTCTATCTCTTTGTGTAGAGCCGTTTAAATTCAAACGAGTTTCGTATAAATTCCAATTTATTTCATCAGCCATTTATTAATTCTCCTCCTTTCAAAATATTAATATGCGGTAAATACAACTGTACGCCAATTTGCATCATATCTACTATTTGGTGCAGAACAATAGTAATATACATCACTAATTTTAAGCCAAACATCACCAATCGGACATACAGTTCCATACGAGCCATCTTCAAAAGCAACATTTTCCTCTGTTGCAGTACTTATTGAACTAGTTCCTTCGCCACTTGCAGTTGCGGTAAATCCGTCTAATGAAGAAATTTTAGTAGCAATAAGTTTAGCGGTGTTTTTTGCAGCATCAACACCACTATCAGCACCAGTTCCAAGTGTAACGGTAAGTACACCATCAGCAAACTCGGCATCCATTGCCTTATTCTCACCTGTCGCAATTACAACTTCAACTTCGTATTCATTACCCTCTGTGCCAACTTCGCTACACTCAATAGTTACTGTTCCATCAGTCCCAGAACCAATCTCAGCGGTTGCTTTAGCCGCATTTGTCGGTGTTGCCTCCGCAAACCATTTAGTTTGGAGTTCCAAATTAATTCAGCCTCCTTTTTTATAAAATTAATCGTTAACTATATTCTCAATATTTCCATTTATGAAAGAGTACTTATTCATCATAGATTCAAAGTCTCTTTTTGCAGTTAAATATGTTTCCCTGATTTCTTTAAGTAAATTGGCGGGGGAGTACATATTGTAATCTTTTGTATTCAATACATTGTTAAGATTTTCGTTATATAAGTATTTTGGCTTTAACCATTCAACAATCATTCCCTGAACAATAATGTCTTTAATGCTTTCTGTTAAATCAGAATTAAATTGTTTTGATATTTCGTTTCTATCTGACAAATCAATATCACATAATCGACTAAAAGCACCACAAGACCTTATCATATATCCATACAACAATTGAGTGCGATTCGTTTCAGTATGATCTAATAAATCAGTATCAGTCATTTGATCAAGGAACATATTGTATATTTCGGAATATGGAGTTGCCATAATATATGTTATCAACTCCTTTTTATTATTCTATTTCAAACTTACAATTCAACGCTTTTTCAAGAATACGAATCACTTTAAGATTGTCTATATTTCCATTTTCAATTAAATCACTTGCTCTAACTATAAGATTTTGCTTTACACCTTCTGATAGTTTAGATATTTTAGACTCAATTTCAGATGGTTCTAAACTGAAAATCATATCTAAATTATCAAGGAATAAAGTTTCTTTGTAATACTGCTTTACCTGTAAATAATCTAAAATTTCTTCAGCCGAAAATGCTTTTTCATATTCATCATCCACAAAACCATCAATACAAACCCAATTATTTTCGAAAAATGTAATTTGTGAATTTCTCATTATAATAAGTTCTTCAAGCGTTATGGGTTGAGTTGCTCCGTATCCTTGCCAAGACGTTTGAAATCCTGTCTTTTTTGATACATATATTAATTCGCTATATGTATTATTTTTTACCCATACAGAAGTGGTTGAGGGAGGAAGATTGCGTATTGATAACTTTTTTGTTACTACGACTTCTTTCTTTTTATCCACATTATCAGTAGTTTTATTGATGTTTTCTGGACTTTGAGATTTGTTTTGGGGTTGAGAGTTTTGTTCCGCTAATGCCTTTGCTTTTGACTCTCTTTGTTCCCTTGTATAACCCATTGTCGTAAAATACCTCACATATTAATTTATTTTATTAGTTGAGACAGAGAGGGAACAATCCCTCTCTGTCTTTGTTAAGTTCTGAAACACTAATTAAGAAATATTATATATACCAATTTTCGCATTGACAATAGTACCTACACCGTAAGCCTGACCGTACAGGTACTCCTTGGTAAGGTCTTGATTAGTTGTCGGGTCTTTATCAATAAGAAGTCCCTCACCAGAATCAATAACCTTAAGAAACTTATCGTCGCTGGCAAGAATATGAAGTTTACTTGTGCTAAGTTTAAAGGAGTCTGTGCCAATTATATGTCTCTGAGGAGCAACAATCATGGGTGTACCGTTAAACTTACCATAAAAACCAGTGTTGTACATATCTTCCTTGGCAGAATAGCTAGTTACAGCACTAGTAACATTACGAAGAGCAGACCTAGTTCCAACTATTGTAGCCCTTGCACCAGTAGCCGCTTCAACGTGGTCAATCAAAGTCACAAGAGTGTCTTCAGCAAAAGAGCCAGTCTTAACATAATCAGAGGTTAAACCAGCGGTAGATGCAGAAATTGAATCCAGAACAGTATAAATATCATCGTATAGCTTATTGGTCATCGACTTTGCAATACGATTCACAAAAGTATTAAAGTCTACTCGACCAGCAAGAAGACGATTAAGTTCCTCATAAATCTTTATGACCTTAAGTGTTTTTACGAAGGTCACTTTTGTACCGACATTCAAACGTTGCCTTCTAATAGCCTGAGTACCATGTGCCGCATCTGCTACAAGGAAAAGGCTATTATCTTCTGTCCAAAACTCAGTATCGTCTCCAAGTTTTTCATTTCTGTAATCAACATAATTCATGAAGAATTCATTGCCCTCAAGCCCCTCTTTGGTAATATAGGGTATAAGTTCCTCGATTATGTCGTACAGTTCAGGATGTCTACGCAATGACTTAATATCGAAAACGGTAGAACCCCCATTCGCCTCGATAAGTGCCTTGCGAAGCGTATCGGATGTCTGTTCTGCGGAATATTTATCGGGAAGCTTCTGCTTCATAGCAGCGATAGCTATTTTTACAACTTCGTTCATTATATGTATTCACACCTTTCTTTTATTATAATTGTCTTAAGAAACCTTAATAACAATATAGTCGCCCTCAACACCAATGACCGTTCCAACCTGAGTTGACTGCGAAGTAGCCTGAGTAACAAGTTTAAGTTTAGTACTCGCCTGAAGTTCAACCAACTGATCAGCAGCGGGATCCGTGCCATTAATCGGAGTAACAGCTTCAGCCGTTACGGAGAAAATATCTCCAGAACGAAGCATATATGCACGAACTATCTCACCAGCTTCATTTCGGAACTCGTTAAGGTTCTTCTTTCTTTCGTCTGCAAGCAATTCAGGAGTAGCAACGATAGCTATTTTACCGATTGCTGTATTTGCCGCAGGAGCGGTAAGTGTAAACACTTCTCTTTCACCAGAAACAAGCGCACCAACCTGTACAACATTGCCATTCTCGATAGCTTCCGCTGAACCGGAGGAAAAATATTTTCCTGAAATTATAGCGTTAGGATTTACCGTACCTTCCATACGGTCAGACCTAAATATTGCATATGCCATATTAATAACAACCTACTTTCTTTATTAAATTTAAATTATTCACTATAGCGTTCAAAGAAATCACTATATTCGTCTTGATCATCGTCTGTGTCGCCCTTTGCTTTATTATTGATGTTAAATTTGACAGTGGTATTTGTTTTATTTGAATTAAAACTAAAGTCTGCCATAATCTTACCTAAAATAGCAAAACACTCTTTGGAAAGAGTGTTTAAATCATATTCGCTTGCTTTTTCTTTAAGTGTTTTGTATTCCTCGTTGTCTTTAAGTTTTTCGTCAAACATATTAAATAGCTCAGTTTCAGCATCATTTCGCTCTGCTTCAATTTTTGTTGCTTTAAATGTGCGAAGTTCCTCGACTTCGGATTCAGGTGTTTTGTACTGCTCTTTGTAAGTTTCAAAATCTGATTTAAGTTGAGCGTAATCGGATCGTTCAGTTTCGAGTTCATCCTTCTCTTCTTTTGTTAGCCACATTAAAAACATTTCTTCAAAATCACTAGTTAATGTAGCGATTAGATTTTCTTCATCAAAGGTATATGAATATCTACCATAATTTGACTCATAATCTCCGTTTGCCGACCAATGATTACGTTGCACAAACACATATTCGTCTGAAAAATCCTCAATCCAGAAATATACCTCATCAATTATATTTCCATCTGCATCTTTAGTAATATCTGAATCAAGAACATTCGAAAGAGCCTCACGCTTTTGTCTATATGTAGCTGAAAAACTTAATTCCTGATTGGAGTCATTATCCTTTTCTTGGCTTTTTGCATCACTAAATTCATTTAATTTAGTTTCCAAATCCTCCAAAGATATTTCTTCTATACTAAAATCAAGCTGTTCAACTGTTAGGCCATATTTTGTTATCAGTTCTAATTTCTCATTCAAATTCTGCTTAACCTCCTTTTCATTTGAGAATTGTTTATCTTCAATATGAAAAGAGAGTTTTTTCAACTCGCTTATCATTAATGAAAACTCTTCGTTAAATTTGCTATTTAAACTAAATTCAATCGGTTCTACCCTAGCTGAAGGAAAACATGGTTCTGTGTGATATTCTGGATTTTCCAAATCCCTTCCTAAAAGACAGAGTGACGAAAATTCAAATTCAACAATATCTGTATACTTTTTATCGTCTGCAAAATCTTTCCATGCCGAAATATTAATTTCCATTGATTGTCCATAATAAACTTCACTATCTGTTTTAGATTTAGCATCTAATAAGTCTGGGTATCTACCAGTCCAGAGTATGACAGAACAAGTAAGATATTCAACTTTTGAACCATCAGATTCAGTTACCTCTACCCATTCTGGATTAGCGGATTCGGGAACTACACCAAACGGAACACATAAATCATTCACTGTTATTCCATCATCATCAATAACAATCTGCTTATCGTGTGATCCTACATACCACCCCCCATCGTCACGCTTTTTTAGATGAGCAACTACAGGTATATTGTAAAGAGTCGGTATGGCATTATCAACAGACTCTTTGCTGAAATATGAGTAATTTCTGTTCTTACCCAACGCCATTACATAGCATCGCATTATAGAGAATTCATTATTAATTTTCTCAAACGATATTGGTTTGAATGTATATTCAAGGGTTAGTGTTTTGTCCATTTTTCACCTCCCAACCTCATTGATATTATTTAGAAATTCATCGTCCTATCAATGAAATAATCATTTTTAGCAAAACTTTTTTGAACATATTTAACTAACTTGTCATCAAGCATAAATACATAAATTGTCTTGCCATTAAAGTTTTCAGTAGTATATTTAAAGCCAGACTTAATTAATTCTTGTGCTTTATCTGGATTTAAAACCTTAATAAGTTTCAATTTATTTCACTCCAAATTTTACTGCTAACGATCATTTCCGTCTGTGTCCCGTGTAATCTGCCCACTCTCATCTACAGTGTCTTGAGTAGGTCTTCCACCTTCATTGTCTCCCGACATAGTATTACTACTCAATAAGGGCTGTCCACATATCTTATCTCTCATTTCTAGAACATCATTTTCTAAATATCCCATAGAAAGCGTATCGGATGGGTTATATCCAACCATAGCACTTAGAATGGTCTTTACAGGCAAACCCCTCTCGCCAGCTTGCATATATAATTTATACATCTCGTCTAGGTTATATCTAGTAGTGTCAAGAAATTGCAGTTTGAATTTATATGTTAGTTTAAGTCTTTTTAGTTTGCGATTAACCCATCTCTCTAGTTGTCTCATAACCGAAAAGGCTATATCTTCATCAGAACGAATGGATTGCATTAACCCTGTAGACCCAGCAGAAGTATTGTTAAATACCAAAGACGATACACCAGCACTACTAAATATTTCTGATGTAGCCTCCGCAACAGCATCTCGTTCAGATGTAGCACTGTTTTGAAATGAGAACGAATCTACATCCATAGGAGTAAGAGCTAACCCTATACCGTCTGGTATAGCATTCTCCATCATATTGTAATACTTTAACGCCAACGGCTCGTCCAATAAAAACGCACCAGTATTCTTATCTACTGGTATCTTAAAAGTTAAAACCTTATAGTTATCATTCTGGCTTTTTACTCGCTTCAGCATCTTATAATCTTGAAGATCATATATTGCTTCAAGTACACCAACAAAAGGCGGGATTGAATATTCTATATCCTCGTTGACTTTTATACATATTGTTTTGTCACTAGACAACTCTTGCCATTTTAATTCTCTATTGCCTTTAGACTTGGTATGCGGATTGCCAGCGAACTTATAGTATTTTTCAATAAATTCGTCTCCAAATGTCTCTAATTCATCTTTTCTGGAATTAAAATACGAAAAATTAAAAGCAAAGTTATACACACCATCTTCAATAGCATTTATTTTACAAAAATCAGGATTAAGTTTTCTAATCATATAGGAGTCTTTTGTTGAATACTCATATCCATAAAAAACGTCTTCACGATATGCGGTAGTCAGCACTTTGATAAATTCATGTTTTACGTTGAGAGTTTCGATGGTGTTCAAAGTAGTCTTATAATTAGATAAAAATTCATCTTTTTCTACATTATCCACATCAAGCTTGTAAGGAATTACAATGTACTGCATTAAACACAAACAAGCAAAATATTGTACTAATCGCTTAAAATGACTAGAAGAGTTATATAGATACACACAAGCATTGCGTAAATTTTTCTCGTTTTTATCAGGATTTTTTAGATACTTTATAATATCTTCTTTTGTGAATTTTGAGAAAAACAGAGAGTCCTTATTTGAATCACGTAAATCCTTAAGTGTCAACTTAGCTAATTTAGTAAAGTTAGTCAGACGGGAAAAATCATATTGACTTGTTTGTTTTATGATTTCATCGGGCAATACAAACCACCACCTTTCTTTGTTATATTTTTCTTAATACTGGTTGACGAAATTTAAAATCAAATTCTTTCACATTGGGTTTTTCTAACCGAATCAAATCAGTTCTTCTTAACAACGCCAAAGCATATGCAGCCATAGCGAGTACATAAGCCCTATCATCATGCATTACATTTTTTTTGTCTTTTGCCAATTCGTATGAAACTCCACCGTTTGGCGTGTCATATCTGCACATATAGGAAACTTCAGTTTTCATCAGTTCAATTTGCAACAACGACAACCGTTCTTCATCTGTTAAATATACCGTCTCAAACTCTTTGTTTTCATTTTCAAGCATAAGATATTCTTTATTCTCATAACTGGTAAATTCAATTAGGTTGAGTTTAATCATTTTGCTCAAAGCGTCATAAATTAATTTTTTATGACTTTGTGGATCAAGGAGGTGAATAATAGGCATTGCATTTAAATATTTTTTTCGAGCAGCTTCATACTGTTTATGTTCTGGGTCAATAACTCCTCTGTGTTCTTGTCCTGTTTTATCTTTCCAGTTCTCCATTAATTGGTCTGCAACTGCTGAAATACCACCGCCACCTGAACCAGAGTCAATATAAAACTCAATGTTTTCCCATTCCGCAGCACGTTCACCATTAAAATTAACCATTACATCTTTTATTATATTTAATTGCTCTGGCATTGGCAGTGGGGTTTTCTTTTGTGTTTGGGTATCAACCATAGATATTACATGAGCAACTTTTAATTTGTAACCAACCGTTGGGTCATTTATTAACTCAAAAATACCTAAAATACTCCCATCAAAATTTCTGGCGGGGTCGTAACATAATATAAATTTCCTTTTACCAGTATCATTATAGAGTAACGGCTTTCTAACAACTGAATTACGTATCAGAGAATCCATGCTAACTACAGCATTTTGACCAGCACCCTTACGAAATCTATTAAATAATTCACGATCTGCCGCATCTGGATCTTCTTCAATCGCTTTTTTGATTTGGTCTTCGGATAAATGAGATTTTATTTTTTCTCCATCTAAAGTCGTGTGATACAAAATATCGTATGCATCTATGTCAATACAGTAGTAATTTCGGTTTCCTAAAATCATCTTTTTTGCAAAAGTTTTATACTTCTCAAAAAACGGATACGAAACATCACCAGCACTAGAAGTATATAACAACTGCAACGGCATTTGAATTGGATCAATTTTTCTGTTCTTATGTGTAGATGTAGAGAAACTACTATCTACGTTTGCAAAGTTTTCAATAACAGCTAGTTCTTCAGCAGTTTTCCATGCAGTTTCGTTAAACCAAACCGCACCACGCTTACC